AGCAGCTGGCGCTCAGGACTTGTTTATTCCAGACGCAGGTGTTTTGTTCGAGACAGGTATCTTCATTGACGTAAATGATGTCAACGTAACCAGCGTAACTTTGTTCTTTGAAGGGGGTGATCCTCAGTAATGGCGACAAAGAGCAAGAAAGGCATGGGTATTAAAACCTCCGTAAAGTCGGGCAATTTTCGTGCGACAAAGAAGGGGGCGGGCATGACCGAGAAAGGCGTAAAAGCCTATCGGAAAGCTAATCCCGGCAGTAAGCTCAAAACCGCTGTCACAGAAAAGAACCCTTCTAAATCACGTGCAAAACGTCGAAAGTCTTTTTGTGCGCGATCTGAGGGGCAAATGAAAAAGTTTCCAAAGGCAGCAAAAGACCCAAACAGTCGGTTGCGTCAGGCTCGGAAACGCTGGAGATGCAGATGAAGAAAAAGGCTGCAAAAAAGAAGGTGGTCCGAAAGGCCACTGGAGGCGCAGTCAGTAAGTCCTCTGTAAACAAAGCAGGCAACTATACGAAGCCTACTATGCGAAAACAGCTTTTTAATCAAATAAAGGCTGGAGGAAAAGGCGGTAAGCCGGGCCAGTGGTCTGCACGTAAGGCGCAGATGCTGGCCAAACAGTACAAAGCGAAAGGCGGGGGCTACAGAGATTAATGGCTCTTAAAAGGCCCCAGAAATCGCTAAAAGCTTGGACTAAGCAAAAGTGGAGAACTAAAAGCGGTAAGCCCTCCACACAGGGACCTAAAGCCACAGGCGAAAGATATCTGCCTGCTAAGGCCATTAAGTCTATGAGCAGTAAAGAGTATGCAGCGACCACCCGCAAGAAGCGAGCGGATACTGCGAAGGGTAAACAGTTTTCGGCGCAGCCTAAAAAGGTTGCTAAAAAAGTTAAACGTCATAGACGAGTGAGGTGATTAAAATGGCTGGACGTGGAATGGGTGCGGCAACTCGAGGCGGTGGATGCGTAGGCTCTGGACCTCGTAACAAAAAGGTTTCTTCTCCTAGCCCAAAGGTTGAGGTCATGATGGCCAGAGGTGGCATGGCCAACCGAAGCAGCATGGACACCGGAAGACGGGCGGCTAGGCCCCAGTCGGTGCCCCCCATGCCTGCGACCGGGATGCCAAAGGCAGTGCAAAAAGGCGGCCAAAAGCTTATGGCTAAAGGCGGCATGGCTAGGAAAACCAGAGCAGATATGCCAAAAGGTAACGCAGCAGCTAGACAAGCCGCAGCAGTAAAAAGAAAAAAAGCCAAAGCCACCAACACTGCTGCTTCAAGGGTTTATTCTAATACCAAAGGCAATCGAGGCATAGGACGAAGCGCAACTGAGCCAGTAGGTAAGAACATACCTATAGGGACTCCACAAGAACCCTATAATCCCAAAAAGAAAGAACCCTATAATCCCAAAAAGAAAATGGGTGAAGGGGTCTTTGGAAATCCCAAAAAGAAAATGGGTGGCGGCATGATTAAAAAATATCGCAAAGGCGGCATGTCTAAAAAAACCAGAGCAGATATGCCTACTGGTGGTAGAACCCGCTCTGTTGGGATAGGTGGAGACACAAGCAGAACAGCTATGCGGTTTAAAAAGAACCATCCCGGTGTAGTAAAAAGCTTGGGCTATAGCAAAGGCGGCAAAGTAAAAGGTTATCGCAAAGGCGGTATGTGTAAGTAATGGCCACTTCTGGAACAGCGACATTTGATCTCAACATTGACGACCTCATAGAAGAGGCGTTTGAGCGTTGTGGCATGAGAATGACAGCTGGATATCAGCTGTCATCAGCTCGTCGTTCTTTGAATTTATTATTCTCAGATTGGGCCAACAGGGGCCTTAACCTTTGGACCATTGAGCAGGCTACTGCTGTACTGGCTGACGGCACGACTACGATTGCGCCCGGAGCCGATACGGTAAACGTGCTTTCTGCTGTTATACGAGACACGATAAACGGCCAGCAACAGGACATCAGCATAGATAGGATAGGCCGGTCAGAGTATTTAGACCTGCCTAATAAGCTGACAAAGGCTAGGCCGTCGCAGTTTTATGTAGAGAGAACAAATACACCTACTGTGTATCTGTATCCGACAGCAGACAAAGCGTATACCTTGGTTTACTACCGCATTCGACGGATACAGGATGCTGGTGACTATACTAATACAAGTGACGTGAATTTTAGGTTTTTACCTTGTTTGGCTTCTGGTCTGGCCTACATGCTCTCTCTGAAATATGCGCCGGACAGAGTAGGGCTTTTGAAACAGATTTATGAAGAAGATTTTATAAAGGCCGCGTTAGAGGATAGAGATACCGCAAGTGTCCATTTTGTGCCTCAGATAGAGTATTGAGATGGCTACGGCAACTGGTAAATTTTCCTACGGTCTGTGTGATTACTGCGGTAGAAGATACCGTTATCTGGACCTAAAAAAGAATTGGAAAGGGTTTATGGTCTGCCCTGAAGACTATGAACCAAAAGAGCCTCAGATAGAGCCTTTGCAGTATAAAGGGGACGCGATTGCACTTGCTAATCCAAGGCCGGATAGGACTGAACCCTTGACTGTCGTTGTCAACAACGCAGGAGGAGACACTCCTTTTGAGACGATACCAAATTCTATGCAGCCTGCCCCTTCCACCATAGCGGTCGAGGGAGTAGGTGAGATAGGTAATGTTACCGTGGTGACGCCATGACATACGATGAGTTAGTGACAAATATTAGAAATTACACTGAGGTGGACAGCAATGTCTTTTCTAATAGTGTGATCAACACGTTTATCACAATGGCTGAGAATAAAATTCTCAGGGACATTGATCTGGATGTGTTTAAGAAAGAATCAACGGCGTCTATGACCAGCGGTGATCGTTTTTTGACAATGCCCTCGGACATACTTACGCATCGATATTTGATTTTTACTAATGCAGACGGTGATCAGATATTTTTAGATTTTAGGGACAATTCTTTTATTAAAGAATACTGGCCTGATTTTACTGAAACCGGAGTACCAAAGTATTACTCGGTTTGGGATGAAAGCACTTTTTGCATAGCACCGACGCCAAGCACGACTTACTCAGTGCAGCTAGGATACATCTACAGACCTGCACAGCTTTCTTCAAGCAATACAACGACTTGGATAAGCAACAATGCACCTGAAGCACTGCTTTATGCTACTTTGATTCAGGCGTATAGTTACACCAAAGGGCCTGTTGAAATGATGCAGTATTTTCAAAATAGTTACCAACAGGCTGTGCAGGGGCTGGGTATTGAACAACAAGGTCGCCGTCGTCGTGACGAATATCGTGATGGCATGATCAGATTGCCTATTAAGTCAGAGAGTCCGGGTCCATGATTCAAGGCGTTCAAACGGCGTTTGATAACGGCTTTAAGGTAGATGTCCACACCACCAGTAATCGTGGGTGGACGCCAGAAGAGTTAGCGGATCGCGCTCTGACAAAGTTGATTTCTGTGAGTGACACTGCTGATGAGCAGGTCAAAGCACAAGCTCTGGTATTTAAAGAACAGATTAGAGAAGTTTTGGTGTTTTACATGAAAGAGGCCATCAAATCAGATAGGACCACTATTTGTGCAGAACTTGAAAAGCAGGGCCAAAATGAGTTGGCCAACATAATCCGTAAATTATAGGAGAGGCCCCTTATGGCTATTACTCAAGCAATGTGTACGAGCTTCAAAGTGGAGCTTCTTAACGGTATACACGCATTTGGCACAACAGTCGCTAGAGCAGGCACTACAGCGGACAGCATGTACATTGCGCTGTACACCAGTTCAGCATCTTTGGACGCCACAACCACGGCGTACAGTGCCACTAACGAAGTGTCTGGAACAGGTTATGTTGCGGGTGGAAACTCGCTTACAGCGGTAGCACCTACCAGCTCGGGCACTACGGCTTTTACTGATTTCAACGACACTACTTGGTCTACTGCGACTATTACGGCTAGAGGAGCGTTGATCTACAACAGCACTCAGTCTAACAAGGCCGTGGCTGTGTTGGATTTTGGAAGCGATAAAACGTCTACTGCCGGTGATTTTACTATTGTGTTCCCAACTGCGGACGCTAGTAACGCGATTATTAGGATTGCTTAAAAATGTCAGGTTGGGGCCGAAACACTTGGGGTTCTGGCCTTTGGGGTGAAGGCGTACCTGTAACAGTTACCTTTGAAGGATTTGGCAGGGGTGACTGGGGCGAAGGCGCTTGGGGACAGTCTTTAGGCTTGTCCGCAACAGGCCAAGTTGGTTCTGTTACGGTAAAGGAAGGTGTTGGTGTATATCCTACAGGGGTATCAGCCACCACCACTTTAGGAAATGTAGTCGCTAACGGCGATGGCGCGATAGATGCTCTTGGTAATGCCGCGACAGGAGAAGTAGGCACTCCGTCAGTAATAGGGGACTGTTCTTTTTCTGTTACAGGAGTACAAGGC